AATCAAACTCTATGGAATAAAGGATAGCTAATGTCAATTATTAAACTAAATAATCAAGGTGTAAAGAACGCAACTGCTTTTGGTAGTATTAATGTATTAGGCAGTATGGTATTTATTAAAAAGCTAACTGCTTCTAGTTCTGCAAATTTATCTTTTGTTGATGGATCAAGTTCAGTTGTCTTGGATAATACTTATAAGGAATATTTATTTACTTTTAACAACATACATCCATCTAATGATTCTGTATATTTTCAATTTAATATGAGTACAGATGGTGGTTCTAATTATAATGTTGCAAAAACATCAACAGCCATTTATGCTTATCATAGAGAAAATGATGCTGATAATAGATTACTTTATGGTGATACTTATGATTTAGCACAATCTACAGGATTTCAATATTTATCTGATGATCTTGGTTCAGATAACGACCAATCTTGTTCTGGAACATTACAAATTTTTAATCCTAGTTCAGATACATATGTAAAACATTTTATATCAAATACAAATACTGCACAAGTTATAGATTATTCAATTAATAATCTTAATGCTGGGTATGGGAACACAACCTCTCCTGTAAATGCTATCAAGTTTCAAATGACTAGCGGAAATATAGATGCTGGAGATATTTGCCTTTATGGTATTGCATAAATTTTAACAAAGGAGTATAAATAATTATGGTAAGACATCACAATATAAATGGGAACATAGTTCCTTTCACAGCAGAAGAAGAAGCAGCTAGAGATGCTGAAGAAGCAGCTTGGAGTGCTGGTGCTTTTGATAGAGCTATGGCAGATTTAAGACAAAAAAGAAATAAATTATTACAAGAATCTGATTGGACAGTATTGTCTGATAATACATTAACTAATGTTCAAAGAACTTCTTGGATGAATTATAGAACTGAATTAAGAAACATAACTGAAGGATTATCTACAATAGAAGATGTTAATTCAGTAGTATTCCCTAATACACCTAATGGCTAATATATATAAAAACGCACAATTTAATTTAACTACTACTGCTATAACAGATATTTATACCTGTCCTACAAATAGAACAGCTTTAATGAAAAATGTTCATGTAGCAAATTATGGAGCAGGTAATGTTGTGGTTAAAGGTTATTTATATGATAGTTCTGCAACAACAAGCTATCAAGTAGATCAACACACTTTAAGTGCTGGTAATTCACAAGACTTATCAGATGGAATTTTAGTATTAGAATCAGGAGATATTTTTAGATTAGAATCAGCATCTGCTAATGCTATAAGTGGTAGTTGTTCAATTTTAGAAATATTTGACGAAAAGAGTGCTTAATTATATATTGTTATTAAGCATTTTTTAATGTATTTATGAATTTAGTACAAATACCAACTCAAGAACTTGATAAAACTTGGGGTTTAATAGATAAAGATATTAGACAAGCTCTTGCATATTCAAGTCAACTTACCGATTCAGATTTTGTTTTTGAAACTGCTAAACAAAATAAGTTTCAAGTATGGATTATCTGGGATAAAAACCAAAAGAAAACAGTAGATAAATATTTTGGTGTAGTGGTAACAGAGTTGATAAAAAGAAAACTTGGTAAAGTTTGTCATATTTATATTGCAACTGGCAGACAAAGACACAAGTGGCAACACCTGATAAATGATATTGAGGACTTTGCAAAAGCAGAAGGTTGTCAAATGATGGAATTGATTGCTAGACCAGGTTGGCAAAAAGTTTATAATAATTATGGGTACAAAAGAACCCATGTTGTTTTAGAAAAACAAATTAAACAAGAGGAGAATATATGAGTTTTGGAGGTGGATCATCAGGAGGAAACACAGCAACAACACAAGGTGTAACACCTTACGCAGCAGCAGAACCAGCATTAGGACAAATACTTTCTGAAGCTACAAATTTATATGGACAAGGTGTAGGTGCAGCAGGTTATGTTCCTCCAACACAACAAACATTAACAGGTCTTGCACAACAAGAAGCTATGGCAGGAGCTGCTAATCAACAATTAGCTGCAACTCTTGGTGGACAATACTTAAATCCTTTTCTTTCTCCATTAATTCAAAAAACAGCAGCAGATATTTCAACTGGTGTTCAATCACAATTTAGTGGTGCAGGTAGAACTCCAACAAGTCCTATGGCACAACAACAAGCATTAGCTCAAGTTGCTCAAGCTGCATTACCTTTAGCATTTCAAGAATATGGTCAAGAAAGAGGCAGACAGTTAGGACTAGCAACTCAACTTCCAACTTTATTACAAACAGGACAACAATTAGAAGCTATACAAAGACAACAACAATTAGCTCCATCACAAGCATTACAACAGTATGCAGGAATAGTTTCACCTATTGCATCTGGTTTTCCAACAACAACTGCTCAATCTCAAACACAAGCTAATCCATTTTCAACTGCATTAGGTGGTGCTTTAGTAGGTTCTCAAATAGGTGGTGTTCCAGGTGCTGTTGTTGGTACAATTGGTGGATTATTAGGAGGTCTATTATAATGGATAAAATTAATAAAATTATTTACGATATTCAAACTAAAATTAAAAACAAACCTTCAACACATATTTTTGTTTTATATATTTTAGTTGCAATCGCAATAATTATATAAGGAGAATTTATGGCTGGAGGTAGAGATGCTTCACAATCTGATTTTGGAGGTTCATCAAGTTCATCATCATCTGGAGGAGGAAATGGTGGCAGAGAATCTTATGGAGGTGGAGGACAATATTCAGCTCCTTCTGCTCCTTCAGCACCAAGTGGTAATGGTCAAGTAGATGTAGGTTTTCAAGAAGCATTAAGACAACAAGCAATCAGACAAGCAGATCCTGTATTTGGCGACCCTGATCCTCAAGTAGATGTATCACCACAAGACAGAGATAGTATTACAAGTTTTTTAGATAACTATGCTGCTAATGTAAAAGCCAATCCTTTTATGGTAGGTACTATTGGTGCTTTGACAACCTTATATCAAACTGAACAAGCTAAAAATATGTTAATGGACACACCAGGTTATGAGTTTTTAAATGACTATAGTATTTCAGATGATGGTGTTGTAGGTGGAGATGGAGGATCTGATAGACTTGCAACTCAACTAATAAGTCAATTACCTTTAAGTATGACAGGTGCTACACCTCAAGAATCTATGGTCAATCAATACTTTGCTAATTTAGGTATGGGTCAACAACCTTTGAGTTCTAATTTGCAAACAAGCTATAATAATGCTAAAAATAATGTTAATAGTATATTGGGTGTAAATCAACAGTTTGGCTATTCTACAGCTCCCTATGGCTTATTAAGTAGCACAAATTTAGCAGACAACCCTTTTAATATAGAATATATGACAACAAGAGGATTAATATAATGAGTATAGATAGATTTAGAAATTTAGCTTACAACCCATTGGTTCAATTAGGTCTAGGTGGATTATTAGGTGGACTATCAGGTCAAGCACCTGGACAAGCATTTGGTCAAACTGGTAATCAATTTATGCAACTTGGCAGACAATTAGAACAACAAGAAGCATTAAAAGTATTATCTCAAATGCCAGAACTTACTACATTACAAAAACAATTATTACCTATAGCACCAGGAGAAGTTGTTAAATCTTTATTAACAGAACCAGAAATAGAAAAACAAACAAGAGTTTTATCAGATGAGGAAGTTAAAAAACAATTTCCAAAATTACCTGCTGGAACTATTGTGCAACAAAAACCAAATGGTGAATTTACATTTAAAGAACCTGCTGCTGGTGTTGTTAAAGAAAGAGCAAAACTTAAAAGCACAGTCGGTTTATTAGATGAAATAGAAAAAGGATACAACGATTTAAATAAACCTGTTGGTGGTGTATTTGGTGTTGGTTTTGATCCTGATAGATTAAGTGGACAAATTGGTAAATTTACTGGTTCTGAAAAAGGAAAAAAATATGCAAAATTTCTTGCTAACATAGATAAGACTACAACTTTTTTAACACAAGCAATTTCTGGTGCAGCAGTTAGTGAAGCTGAAGCTGAAAGAATAAAAAGATTAATTCCACAAGTTACAGATACTGAAGCAGTTTTTGAAGCTAAATTAGAAAGTTTAAGAAAATATTTAAATGATGCTAGAAAAAATTATGGTGATGATATTAAAGGAGCAATAGAAAATTTAGATATTTCTCAATATGAACCAAAGTCAAAAAGTAAATTTGAATTCAAAATAGGTGATGATGGTATCTATGATGTAACTGGAGGATAAATGGCAGTTATTACAGTTAGAAATTTAGGACAAGTCAGAATAGCAGGTGATACTCCTACAGAACAAGAAAAACAAAGAATTGGTGCTTTAGTTCAAAGACAAAAAGAAAAAGCAGAAAGACGATCTTTACCAGGTATTGTTGACGACATAGACATAGCAGAAGGTAATGAAAGAACTGAAGCTATTGAAAATTATTTAAAATCAAAAGAGTTTGCTAGACTAGCAACAGAAGTAGGTTTTGCTGTTGGTGGTGCTATGACAGGTGGTACATTAGCTGCTGCAAGATTAGTTTTAAGACCAGCACTACAAACTTTATATAGATCGTTAGGTGCAGGTGTAGGTCAAGCAACAGGTGCAGGTATTGCATCAACTACATTTGATCCTAAAGATGAATTATCAAAAGATGTGTTAAGAGCTTTTGCACAAGGTGCAACATTTGAAGCTGTTGGTGCAGCAGTTCCTGCATTAATAAGTAAAGTTAAGTTAAGAGGAATAAAAACTACAAAAGAAGCTGATGAAGCTGAACAAATAATTCAAGCACAAAAAGAAAAATTTTCTGATGTTTCAAAATTAGATAATGAATTAGCAACTGCATTAAAAGAAGGTCAATTAACACCTGGATTACAAACTGAAAATAGATTTATAGATATTGCAGAAAATGTAACAGAAAAATCTTTATTTGGTGGTGGTAAACTTATAAAGGCAAGGAAAGGTGCTGAAACATTAACTAATAAATTTTTGGATGATTACATTTCAAATTATGGAGATGTAACAAGAAAAGATTATGGTAATTTATTACAAAGAGCTATTACTGGAAATGTAGATGAATGGAAGATAGCATCTAAAGGTGCATATAATGCTTTAGATCAAGAATTGGGAAAAGTTTCTGGTGGTGTAAGAGTTAATATAAAATCAATAAAAGAAAAAGCACAAAAACTTTTGGATGAAGCAAAACCAACAGCAGGATTACAAAAAGATGCTTTAAAAATTCCAAGAACTATTTTAACACAAAATGATTTTGTTCCTTTTAGTGTTGCTAATTCTATAAGATCGAATTTTCTTGGTATTACAAGATCGACAAATGAATTAATATCTGGTCAATCACAAAGATATGCTGCAACTTTAGCAAGTGACATTACAGATGCTATGGCAGATGTTGGAAAAACTAATTTATCAGTTGAAGCAAGACAAGCATACAATTTTGCACAAAAAACTTACAAAGATGGTGCTGAAATTTTTAATACTAAATTAATTAATAAATTAATTAAAGAAGACCCTGAACAAGTTTTCAAAACTTTAATAAAACCTGAAAGATCAAGTACAGTAGAAAAAGTATTTAAAGCTATTAACAAAACAAAAGATCCAGTTGTTAAAAAAGATTTAAAAGATAGTTTAAAAGGTGCTTTTTTGTTTGATCTAAAGTCAGAATCTATAAAAAGATATGACACTTTAAGAGGAGATTACTTACTTAAAAATCTAAACAAATATGGTGATTCTGTTTTAAACGAATTATTTACACCTACTGAACTTGCTAGTGTAAGAGGTTTATTAAAATCATTAAAAGTTGCACAACAAAAAACAGTTGGTGAAGGAGTACCTGGTGGTGTATTTATTCAACTTACACAAGCTGGTGCTTTACTTGGTTTAGGAACTGGTATGTTTACTTTACCTTCTGCTGCTATATTATTAACACCAAAAATTATATCTAATCTTTTTACAAATCCTAAATTTGTTAATTTATTGAAAACTGGTTTTGCTTTAAAACCTGGTGATCCTAAATACTATAGATGGTCAACAAGATTTATAAATGCTATGGTTACTGAAGGATTAATAGATAGAGATGAAGCAGATGATGCTTTAGATGAATTAGAATCAACAAGATAAAATTATCATGGAAAACTTATCTCAACAAAACGAAAAGAAAATTATAAAACTTGAGGGAGAGTTAAGACTAATCCACCACAAGATAGACACAATTAAAGACAATCATCTACTACATATTGACCAAAAGATTAACAACATATACAAGGTGATATGGTTCGTAGCAGCACTAGGAATAACAAGTCTTGTCAATATGGTAATGACAATTCTAAAATAATCTCTGAAAGGCAAAAAAAAACTTCAATAAAAGGAACAGTTGGCGAATACGAAACTATTGCTAGACTTACCAAAGAGGGTTTTTTTGTTGCTAAATCAGTAGATCCTGCTTGTCCTTTTGATATTGTTATCGTTGACAAAGATGGTAAAATAACACTCATTGATATTAAAACAAATACCTTTAGAAAAACAAACAGAGGTAAAAGTTTAAAAAATAAACCCAAAGGTTCTTACAGAATATGTAGAAGTCCTACTAAAGAACAAAAAAGATTAGGTATAAAATTAATAATGGTAGATTATGAAAAATAAACCACTTAACATATCTGAATCTGCTGCTGTGCAAATGCCAATGAAAACAGTAGCTTCATTAATTTTATTAGTTGCTGCTGGTGTGTTTGCATATACAGAGCTTACTGCAAGGCTTGTGTCGTTAGAAACATCAAGAGAATTATTTGAAAATGATTTGCTTAAAAAATCTGAACAAGTACCTACCGATCAGGAACAACATTTTTTAATTGAGGATCTTTATAAGTCTGTAGAAAAAATGGAAAAGACTCAAGAAATGAATATGACTAATAAAGTCAACATAGAATTTTTAAGAGAACAACTAGATAAAGCATTAGCTGATATTGAAGAACTAAAAGACAAAGTTAGAGAAAATGGAAAGAGTTACTAGAAAAATAGTTGAGTACATTAGTGATATGGAGAAGAAAGCTAAACAAATGAACTTTGTAAAAAATTTAAAAAAAGAAGTAGAAACTGGCAAACATGGTACACAAAAATATGTTATCAAACAAGGTCAGAACAAAGGTAAAGTATTATGATTGAAACAATTGTAGCTTTATTAATGATAGTAAATAACGAAATTAAAGAACATAGAATACAAGTATCTATGAGTGAATGTTTAAAAGGTAAAAGAGTAGCATCAAGATCAATAGATAATAATGTTACTTATCAATGTATTAAATCAAAAGCAGAATTAGAGTTAAATATAGATGGTAGTAAATCAATTAAAAAATTAATATTAGAATAATGGATAAATATATATACAAAATTTTAAGTTTCTTTGACAACTGGATGGAAAGATTAGACAAAGTATTTTTTCCACCCAAAAAGAAAAGAAAAAAGAAATGCAAAGATTGTAAATGCAACTGCCATTGTAAAGAAGAATTGCATACACATTGGTATGATGGTGATCTTTGTACTTGTGATAACTGCAAACATTAAGGATTTTATGAGGTGTAATTATGGAGAAATTTATGATAATACTAGAATGTTTATGCAGAAGATTATATGGTCTTGTTTGGAGATGGAGAATAAGATTAACAACAAACTTGGAGAGAAGAAATGTACGAAGAACTAAAAGAAGAAATAAAATTACATGAAGGTTTTGTACCAAGAACTTATGCAGATTCACTTGGAAAAAGAACCATTGGCTATGGACATTTGTGTGTAGAACCTGAACAATGGGATGATGATAAAGAATATACAAAAGAAGAATTAAATGTTGTATTTGAAAAAGATTTTAATGAAGCTCTTAAAAATGCTGAACATTTAATTGGTGAAAGAAGTATCAACGATACAGCTAAAGAAGTTATTATTGAAATGGTATTTCAATTAGGCATTGGTGGTGTAGGTAAGTTTAAAAAACTATGGTCTGCTTTGGATAGAGAAGATTATGGTGAAGCATCATTTCAAATGTTAGACTCACTTTGGGCAAAACAAACACCAGCTAGAGCAGGTAAGTTAGCTGGTAAAATGAGATCAGCAAAGGAGGCATAATGTGGTTAAATTTAGCAGCTAAATTAGTTCCAGGTATGATTAAAACTGGTATGTCTATTGCTTCAAATAGAAGAAAAGCAAAAGAATTACAGTCAGTTGCAGAAATGCGTCATGCAGAAAAGATGGCTAATGGTGAACTAGAATATAAAGCACAAGTTTTAAAATCAAACGATCAAGGAATAAAAGATGATATTGTTTTATTGGTTGTCATACTTCCAATAGTTGTACTTGCTTGGAGTATTTTTAGTGGAGATCCAGATGCTAAAGAAAAATTAGATTTATTTTTTGAATATTTTAACAATTTTCCAGAATTTTATAAATGGTTAGTTCTTGGGATTTTTGGTAGCATATATGGTTTAAAACCAGGTATGGATTTATTTAAAAAAAAATAAATGTCTGACAGTATAGATATAATTAACGAATATAAGGATCAGGTTCGTATTCTCAAACAAGAGGTTGCAGAATTACAAGATGCTGGTAAATCTAAAGATTCTGCTAACAAAAGATGTTTGCAGAAATTAGAACATTTAACCAAAGACCTTGAAGACGCAAACAAAAGAATCAAAGAGTTGGAGGAGAAAAAGGATGATAAATGAAAATAATGCTTACAATAGTTATGTGCAGCACTCTAGCCAACACTTGCCTAGAACCATACACATACCCTAAAGTTTATAACACTTATTACGATTGTTTGTTAGATGGCTACCAAAAATTATTAGATAAAACTAAAGAAATAGGCAGACAAGAAACAAATCAATTTCAAATATATTCAAAGTTTGGTTGTATAGAAGTTATTGTACCCCCACCTAAACCAAAAGTAAAAACATGATTTATTGTGTAGTATGGAAACAAGATGATAAATATAAAATATTCACTAATACAATCTTTCAATCTGAAGATAAAGCTATTGAATTTAAAGACAAACAAAAGTCCATGCGTAAAAAACATGATTGCAGAGTTGTAGAATTTGATTATAAATACTTTGATGGAGTTGATAAAATAGATTAATGGCAATAGATAAATCAAAAATGAAATGTAATTCACCTAGACGACAAGTACAGGGTGGTAAAAAATTTGTAGTCAAAGCCTGTAAAGGTGGGAGAGAAAAGATTATTAGATATGGCGATGCCAACATGACAATCAAAAAAAACAATCCAGCTAGAAGAAAAAGTTTTAGAGCAAGGCATAGATGTGCTAGTGCAAAAGATATATTTTCTGCCAGACATTGGTCTTGCAAAAAATGGTGAGGTCTATTATAAAATTAATAGTCAAAGCAAGGATGCTGTATGCTGATTTAAGAGGTCATCATGGTAAACGATGGAACTATGAACCTGGCGATTGGTATATGGGTCGTAAAAACAAAAGGAGATAAGTTATGTATATGAAAAAGAAAAAAAATAAAAAAAAGAAAAAGAAAAAAAATAAAAAAATGAAAAGCAAATATTAATATTAGGTGTAATCATTTTGATGGTTGGGTATGGTCGGTGGGTTAAAAGGAGATAAATATGCCAAAAGGTAAAAATAAAAAGTATAGTAAAAAACAAATGAAGATAGCAAGAATGGCTGCACCATTTGATAGAATAACTGGTGCTGACTTTGCTAAACTCAAAAAAAAGAAAAAGAGAAAAGTATGATGAAAACAGTTAAAGCACCAAAAGGGTTTCATTGGATGAAAAAAGGAAATTCATATAAACTTATGAAAGGTACTTATAAACCACATAAAGGTGCTGTTAAGATGGCTAAATTTACAGTACAGAAAAGACATACAGGA